CGGGCTTCTGATCAACCGAGCAAGGACGAAGATCCATTACCAACCTCAAAAACCTATATAGTCCCATCTAATCTTATAGTCAACCTTTATTTTCTATTTTTTTAACTTCTTTTAATTCTTCAAAAGTTGTTTCAATACTGTATTGTTTTTTTAATTCTAAGATCTTAGCCTCTACATCTTCCCTATTCATAGAATCAATTGTTCCTGTCAAAATCTCTTTTTTATCAACATACAACCCAGCTATCTGTCCACGCCTGGTCTCTGCAGCTACGGCAGCATTCCAATTTCCTGATTCACTAGCTTTATCTCTAATTCTAGCCAATGTAGCTAAGCTACGTTCCTGTGTACACTTATATCTTTCAGCAATAGCCCTGCGTTCTGATTCAATGGCATCAGCAACAAGAGGATGTTTATCTGGGTTTTGCAGCTCAGACGCACGCACAACAGCAGAGTCTTTTGCGTAACCTGCTTCAATTGCACATTGCCTAGCAGTCTTCAACCCTTCGGAATGGACAAATAAAAGAATAAATTTTCTTTGTTTTCCTGTAATCTTGTGGTGAAACAATGCGTCAGTCAACGCTTCTGGTATGTTATCTTTATTTTCTTCCATAATGCACCTGTTCAATAGATGTTTCTTCCCAGAAAATATACAA